CCGAGCGCATATTGGCGGATGATCCCTTGATGACAGACCCCACAACTGGCCTAGTTTATCGCTGGAACGGACAATATTGGGTGGAATACGACGAAAGCTATCTAAAGAAAAAAGCGGTAATGCTGCTGCGGAGTGAATCGCAACAATCACGGGTTCTGGATGCTATCTTCCAAGTCAAAATGCTTTCTACAATACCGCCCGGACGTAAAATCAATGACCACATGGAATGGATTAACCTTAAATCCGGTATATTAAACCTCCAAACATTTAATATGGTCCCGCATGACCGTGAATTCTATTTCACGCAAATGCTGCCGATTGATTTTGACCTGCATTCCACAAAGCGCTGTGACAACTTTCTGAAATACCTGGAGACAAACATCGGAACGCCGGAGGTCATTGCCCAGCTTCAGGAGTTCACCGGATATTGCCTGGTCCGCCATGCGAAGTATGAAAAGGCGTTGTATCTGCTTGGCCCCGGTGCGGACGGTAAATCAACCTACATGAAGATCCTGCGTGAGCTGGTCGGGCCGGAGAACTGTTCGGCAGTCAGCTTCAGCGCGATTGAAGACCAATTTCAGCGGTCTGCCATGTATAACCGCCTGGTGAACCTGTCCGCCGAAATCGGCGCAGAATCGATGGAGAGCCAGTATTTCAAGAAGATTGTTTCCGGAGACACGCTGCAGGCCGCCTATAAGCACGTCGATACGTTTGAGTTCGATCCTTATTGTAAGTTGGTTTTTGCCGGCAACATGCTGCCGCGCGTCCGGGACAACACGGACGGCTACTTCCGGAAATTGTTGATCGTTCAAATGAAACGTCAATTCCTGGAAGATGACAAAGACAGAGATCCTAATTTGTTTGATAAATTAAAAGCGGAGCTGTCAGAAATATTCTACTGGGCGCTTTGTGGCCTTGAACGCTTGATCAAGCAGGGGCATTTCACATTTAGCGATGAAACGCGGGAATTAATGCAGGACTATCGGCGTCTGAACAATCCCGTGCTTTGCTATGTCGATGAGGAATGTCTCATTGGAGATAGCCTGGAAGTGCCCAAAAGGGATCTTTATTCCGATTACTCTAACTACTGCAAGCGCAACGGCTACACGGCGCTGAACAACGCCAATTTCTTCAGGGAGTTGACCTCTACTTTTCGCAATTTAAAAACCTATCGCCCACGTAAGGACAACCCGGACAGGTCGTATGTTCAACAGGGTATCAAGTTAAAGGTGTCGGAGGTTTGATGATATGAAATATTCAAACGCGGCGTTAGCCGCATGCATATATGATTTTACTCATGTTTTATCATTCATCCCGCATGGCGGCACCCCCGTGCCCCTTTGTTTAGGGCCCCTTACCATAAATATATTTCCCGGCGTGGTCGATGGGGTGGTCGGACCAAATTTAAAACCGTGGACCATCCGCGCATTGATATCATTGGTTTGGTCTAGGTGGTCCAGGTGGTCTAGGCAAATTCAACTTATCGCACGCGCGGGCGCGCGCGCGTCTGTATCGCCTTTTTCTTTGATTTTCATTTTTAATCTTTTTAAAAATACATGGACCACCCAGACCAAACCAATATTGACGCGGTTTTTCGCATCGACCATTCCACGGACCACGATGGACCACATGGACCAAAGGAGCGGGTCCTTCCTGGAGTTCTCCTTCTATACGGGTGGCAAAACCTCAAAGTTCGAGAGGTTTTGAACGTAATTCCGAACCGGAAAACCGGATATGCTTTAAATAATGGCAAATCATACAACGGTTATGGAGTAGGTGAAATGATAAATCAAGAAGCTTTTGCGGCCCTGAATGCAGATTTTATGAATCAAACAAAATGCCGGGAATGGATATTGAATAAATTGCATCCGGCTGGCGCTTTTTGCCCAGGCTGCGGGGGATCCCTGGATGATGCCGTCCGGATCAAAAATTTCTACAATGGCGATCGTCTATCCTGCAGTATCTGCGGAAAGTATTTCACCGCACTGACCGGCACGCCATTCAGCGGCGCTCATTTGGATTTTAAGGGTCTCTTTTTACTGGCGGCACTTGCCGGCTGCGGCATTCCTGATAAAATAATTGCTGAAAAGTTGAAAATCACGCTGCAAAGTGCGCGGACCTGGCGCATTAAACTCAAGACCATGCCCTTGCTTTCTGGATAGCTTCTACAGATACAGCGAGCGGCGCGGCGGGGGGGCGCGGGTAAAGGAAAAAAATAATCGTTAAGGGTTTGTCTATGAGTGCTGAAATTAATAAAAATGAAGTGATTGAGAATGTGGACCATTGTTCACAAAATTCCACATCAGAAATGCCCCTGAATAGTGTTGCCGATGTCCGCAAATATCTAAAGGTACGCGCCTGGAAAATTTCCAAGACACAACTATATGAGCATGTCGAGACAAAAAAACTTAAACGATCAGACGACGGCACTTTTTCCATCGCCGCCATCGATCGGTATGCCCTGAAGTATTTACGCCGGGCCGATGGATCAAAGCCGTCAAAAGCCTTGGCGGATATTCAGGAACGCAAATATGAAGCGGATGTTCGTCAATCGATGGCCAGCGCAGAAATGAAAGAACTGAAAATTAGTATTTTGAAGGGTGAATACGTGCGCAGCGATGCTTTTTCGCTGGCCCTGGTTGAACGCGCTATGCTTTTTAAGTATGACATCGAAACATTTTGCCGCTCCAGAGCCGCGGATATCGTCAATCTAGTCGGCGGCAATACAGATAAGATTCCAGATTTGATCGAATATTTGCTGGATGAAACGGCAAAGTGGCTCTCGAACTATTCAGAAGATCGAGAATTCAATGTCCCGGAACCTTTGCGGCCACAAAATAGCGATAGCTTGCTGATGAATGATGACGAAGATGAAGACGATGACGAAAATGAGATCCAAAAATATCAGTCATAATGTCAGCCATGATGGACGCTTTTCTTTTCAACCAGGTGAGCGGCGCGTCTTTCGTATTCCTGAAAATATTTCAACGGCTGAATGGGCGCAGAGACATCGTATGGTCATTGACGGCGGGCGCAAAAGCCCCTGGCGGAACGAATTATCGCCGTGTGCCTATGGAATAATGGACATCCTGGACAAACCTTTTATCCGGGAGGTTTACGTCCAGGCCCCGCCTCAAACGGTAAAGACACAGACCATTTTAAACTACCTGATGCGCCGGATCGACCAAGGGCCCACGTCGGCGATGCTGGTTATGCCTGATGAAAATTTAACCAGGCGGATATTTAAACGCCGGTTACTTCCGTCAATAGAGGCGACGCCGCGAACGAAAGCGATGTTGAGTTCCAGGGCGGAAGATACGACCCGCCACAATATTTTATTTATAAACGGCATGGATATCACCGGCGCTTGGGCCGGATCTGCTGCGGCCATGGCGTCGGACGCCATGGAGCTGGTTATCCTGGATGAAATGAATAAATATCCGCCGCCACAAAACAATGAGCCGAACGCTTTTGATGCTGCCAAAGCCCGGACAAATAGCTTTCCCTTCACATATAAGATTTATGGCGGGTCAACGCCGACCGGTGAAGAGGGATTAATCACCCAAGTCATAAGAAAGCGCGCTGATGAAATACGTTATTATTATGTCAAATGTCCAATCTGCGGCGAAGAGCAACGCATGACCTGGGATCACATATCCTGGGGAACTACCAGGGATCCTCGTAAAGTCATGCGGGAAAAACTGGCGCACTATAATTGCCGGGCCTGCGGTATGCAGTGGGATGATGCCATGCGAGACCGCGCCGTCTTGGCCACTATAAAAACAGGCTGGCGCGCTGAAGAGCCCACTGACCGCCCACGCGCCGTCGCCTTCAAGCTTCAATCCTGGTACGTTCAAAGTATGTCTGAAGCAGTGGCCGCATTCCTGGAAGGGCAAGATGATCCCGAAAAATTAAAAACATGGGTAACACAGCATTGTGCTGAAGAATGGAAAGAAAAAGTTGTCAAAAAAACAGAAAATGCCGTCCTGGAGAGGAAATCGATTTATCCCGCGCTGATTGTGCCGCCTGATGTTGTTGGCCTTACCGCGGGCATTGATGCGCAGAAAAACGGGTTTTGGTTTCTGGTTCGTGGTTGGGAAGAGGACCTAACCAGTTATTTAATACAATACGGCTACTTGACGAACTGGGCTGACATTGAAACTTTACTTTATAAAACGGAATATAAAATTCACGGTTCAGAAAACACGATGGGGATCTGGCGTGCCGGCATCGATACCGGCGGCGGTGAATCGTCTTCTTCCGATTGGAGCCGTTCAGAGGAAATATATCAATGGATCAGGCAGCAACCTTCCGGATCAGCGCAAAGGATATTCGGCATTAAAGGGGCCTCTCACGTCTCAGCACTGGCCGCAAAGCGTATCAAAGTGACAAAAATCGACGTTTTACCGAGCACACAAAAGTTAATACCTGGCGGACTGGAATTGCGCTTACTGGACACTTCACAATATAAAGGCCTGATCCACTTCAGACTTGGCCGTAAAGAGGCTATGGGCGAAGAACCGGCGCAAAGCCAGCGGTTTTACGTGCATGCTGATGTCGGTTTAGATTATGTAAAACAATTGCTTTCTGAAGAGTGGCGCATGGGTAAAGCCAAAAAGCACGAGTGGAAGCAAATTTATTATCAAAATCATTTACTTGATTGCGAGGTCATTGCCGCAGCGTGCGCCGATGCGGAGTGGTTGCCATCACTCCAAATGCTGGCGACGTATCTAAGGCATAATAAAGCGCTGGGCGAAATTCCAATACAGAAAAAAAGATCAACAACAGACCGACCACCGATATCACGTTGGTAATATCTCGATCGAGGTCATATCTTGGCAGATCATCACACATGGGCAATGCAGGCCGCCGAAAACGCCATAGACGTTATTCCATACATTATAGTGCTCCGTGAACAGATCCCGGTCATAAGCGCCTCCGAAATGGCCGCCAGAATCGAGGCAACCTTTCAGGATCGTGCGCAATGGAACCAGGCGGTCATCGAAAGTGACCTGGATAGGCATGTAAAAATTTGGCTTGTCGTGCCTTGAATGATGATAAAAGACTAGAATGGCTTATTTTTTTTCTTGGGGCTGCCTTGAATACTTTTCGATAAGATCTTCAATAGCTTCTTCAAGAAGATCGTTTTGCCGCTTATCCATTTCGGCAGAAAGGATTTTCAGCTTTTTGATGAGATCGGTTTTTAAAGTTGTATTATATGTTTTTCGCTCTAAGCTCATAGTTATTTTAATATCATCTTCTTGTGTAGATATCAATAAATATTTCTTGACATGATCTACACATGTTGATATGTAGTTATAAAGCGAACTCTCAAGCATAGGAAAGATGAAAAAAACTTGCTTAATAAAACCCTTGAAGATTCCCGCAACGGCAACGTTGTGGGCGGTACCTATGCCGTGAGAGGTCTTCAAGGGTTTTATTTATTATTTTGGAGTAACTATGATAATTTCAGAAGAGCCGGTAAAAATATCTTCATGCGAGGACGTAGCATATTTAATGTGGAATATCATCAATGCAGAGCACGAAACAGACCAAGAACGAGAACACTTCTGGGTGATCGGGCTGAATAGCAGACATAAAGTTAAATATATTGAGCTTACCAGCCTGGGAATTGTTAACACGGCATATATTCACACACGGGAGACTTTTCGACTTGCGATAATGCGCGCCTGTAAAAATATAATTGTTTGTCATAATCATCCAGGGGGTGACCCAACGCCTAGCCCTGAAGACATTAAAGTCACGGAAACACTAAGAGCGGCCGGTAAAATTATAGGAATATCTGTCTTGGATCATGTTATTATTGGAGAAACGCCTTATTATTACAGCCTAGAGTGTGCACAAGTAGGCGAATCCGTCAAGAAATCCGAAATACAATCTTCAAAGACAAATAAAATAGATTGGGAGATGGAGCATAAGATTTTTAATGGAAAACGTGATGAGTTCCAGAAGCAATGCGATGGGGTTCAGAAGGTTATCGATGAGATTAATGCGGTATTGGCTAAACGTGAGAAAGAGAAAATCGAAAAAAACTGAATGAACGTCAACCTTAGAAAGGATGAATTATAAAAGAGGAAGACAAAATTAAGGGAAGATGCAAACGCGGCACCATCTGTTTATATATACTAATTTTACTTGACATAAGAAGGCTGATTAATTAGACTAATAAAACAAATTGTGTAATTTTACACAAATAACCATGGAGAGGAGGCCGGAGCCATGGGACAGATTGAATCAAAAAAAGTAATACAAGCAATTTGTTACATATTAAAAGGTGTTAAAAGAGCCAACAAGCTGAAGCTTGTTAAATTGCTTTATCTTACCGATAAATATCATATCATTCATTATGGTCGGACTGTTACGGGAGATGAATATTGGGCCATGGATTACGGCCCGGTCGGATCAGCAGCAAAAGATATTCTTAGCATGGATAGGGATTTTCTCTCTCAAGAATACGACGAAGCAGCTCGTTTTTTAAAGAAGAAAGATGAGCATAATTTTGAAGTCGGCCAAACCTGCACAGATGATGATTTGGATTTGCTTTCCGAAACTGACAAGGAAGCAATTGACTTTGTAATTAAAAATTTTGGCAAACTATCTTCCGGCGAACTTGTTGACTATACTCATAAATATCCCGAGTGGTCTCAGCATGAGGAGCTATTTCAGGGTAGACTGAGTAAGAGACAGCGAATTCAAACAGAAGAACTATTGTCTCTTCTTGATAATGATTGCATAAATGTGACTGAGGCGCATATTCAAGATTCTAAGGAAATATATACTGGGATGTTTTTATAGGTGATAGCCCTTCCTCCCCAAGTTGTGATTAATTCCATAAATGATTTTTGTGTCCTTTATTTTAAGGATTTAAATCACGAGAAAGATGCACCTTCACATTTTCACATTGTTTTTCCCGTCAATAATGAGTCGGGGTTAATTCTTACAATAATAACGAAACAAATCGACAAGAGAATAGATTATTATCAAAGAAGGCAAAAAGAGGATGCGGTCAATGCTCTTGTTTTTGTTGATAAAGATATTTTTGATTTTCTTACGCAGAAAAGTGTCGCAGATTGTAATCGTGCTGAATTATTAACTAAAACTGAACTGCTTCAACGAATTGACTTGAGAAAAGAAATGTTTATCAAATGTAGAGATATTCCATCATTTTTGAAAAAAGAAATATGTTCAGCTATCAGAAAAAGTCCTTTGATTTCGCCTCAGGTTAAAAAAATGGTAAAAGAAGTTCTTAAATCCATCTAGTATTATTCGCCGCTTCGGCGGGTTGTTTATTTTCGGGGCGGGTGTGAAAGCATCCGCTTTTTTTATGCCTGCATTGGCTACATAGTGGCTACATAGAACCACAGAAAAATGGAAAACAAAAAGGCAACCCGATAAGTACTCGAATTGCCTTGTATTTTGGTGAGCCCTGTCGGGGTCGAACCGACAACCTACTGATTAA